CCCCACACCATGAAACGAGCAGTTATTTTATTTATCCTGTCGGCTATTTTCTGCCAACTCACAATCTCTAATATTCAGAATAAAAGGCCGCTTGTTAGCGCGGTTCTGCTGGGCTACGTTGATGTTCCTGCCCAGATACCGGCTCGTATCAAAGTACCCGCAGGTTGCAGCTATAAAATTGGGCAACGGGTCATGTGTAAGCCCTACTACACGCTTTCCAGCGAGAAAATGCAAAATCTGTACACTCCCGGTTCGAAAGGAGGGTTTCCGATTGTAATCACCGGAATAGCCAGAAAGGAATAGACATGACGACAGCTGAGCTCGACGCCCTCCCGTCAGGAACGATCATCTATTTGCCAACCGACTGGGAAGTACAAACATGGTTGTTTGATGGTCGTGTAAGGAATCGGGACTATTACACCCTCACCTACCCTCCTGACACGGATGGCATAGTCAGCAACCGGAGGCCGGTCTACCTTCACGCACTAGATCTTCTTAACGCAACCCGAACGGAGCTTGAAGCCTGGAAGATTGTACTTGACGGGTTAGAGAAACGTCAGCTATGGGTCAGTATGAAGATTGTCACACTATGAAAACTGATAACTTCTCCTTACCCTACTCACAGCGTTCCTGTCCGGATGGAATGGTACCAGAAGTATGGCAGGTGTTCTGCCTGTGGGCTGACTGCAATGATCAGAAGACCCAACAACAGTACTGGCTGGATTATTTAGATATCCACTCGAACTACTACGATAAAGACGGAAACCGGCTCCCTGTGCAAACTGATCAACTTCAACTCTTCTAACACCTTATGAAGAACAACGACCCTAATCAACTGCACATCTTTTATGATGTCGTTGAGGTGCAGGAAACGTTAAAATCGATAGATCGGCCAGTGGCTGACTATGAACGTGTTCGCGATAAGTTGGATGCAGCTGCCGCTAAGAATCAATCCCTGATCCGGTTGCAGCCTGGTTATGCGGGATCCGAATGGGTGATCAAACAACAAACCAAGAACGGAGCCGGCGGCTGGCGATACGTTAAAAAGTTTGCTACTGAGAAAGAGGCTAAAGATACCTATGCGGTCCTGTTGGATTCTGGAGAGTACGTAGAAGGCTAGCCAGTTTCAGATATTTTAGTCCGTATTGTTATAGGTAATAACCTGAAAATCAGCCAAAATTGTACCCATCTTTACTGGACTAAAGATACTATTTAGACGAAGCTCCCGGTTCGGTTGACGCTCGTTTAAATATGGTGTGGATAGAACCGGAACGCCCGGCGTCACTTGATGCCGGGCGTTTTTGTCTACTTATGACAAGTCGTACGTCTAAATGAACTAAGAGTATATTTTAAGTAGATTAATCAAAACGCCCGGTTCACTTTGAGACCGGGCGTTTTTGTATGTGCACGAACGTCGTTTCCTGCAGCTATACTCGTTTATCTTTGCACAGACATTCATTATGCGCAAAGCAACCCAACTACCCCCACCCACCGCCAACGATCTCGAACAGCAGGTTCGCGAGTTCGATATGGCTCTATACCTATTTACGGGTAAAAACTTCCATTTACCGGCAGCACAGCAGCAGCAACAGCAACAATTCGATCTGCTACAACAACTGGTTAATGCAGCCCAAAGCACTGGTTTAATCGCCTAATAAATGGTGAAGATAAAAAATACCCGATTTTAGGATGAATCGGGTATTTTTTATCTTTTTTTTAATTTAACTTCAGCCATTGTAGTTTAAAAAACGAGTCTGGAAACTATACAAAGGTTGGACGGCTCTAAATTTCGTACTTCACCAATTCCTGTCAGAGAGCTCACAACTGGTGAGTCTAGGTTGCTAAGAGATAAAGAACTAGCTTCCAGCCTTTTAACTTAATGGAGATTTTATATTCCTAACCAATGCTACTTATACGCTACTATCATGCTACGAGCCTTTTTCTTTCAACTTGCCTTGCTGACTGCTTCTAGTGCCGCTGCACAGGACTGCCAGCCAATGAGCTTGGTTCGGCTCAAACAGGTTTTTAAAGCCTCCAACCGCTCTACTCGTATTGTAGCGGAAGGCTTTTCGCTCCCGATGCTTAAATCGGATCACTCCCTTGTCTATCAGCGATGTCGAAAAATGGTTGGCTATGGCGCAGAGATGCCCGAAGTGACCCTACCCGAATTACTTCAAGATGACCATCGTCAACGGACTATTGGGTTTACTACGTATGACCGCACTACTTTTTTAGCCATCCAATCCTATGCTCAGAAGTCTTACCAACTACTCTCTTCTTTAAAAAGTAGAGCGAGCTTCTATTCATCAGGTTATACAGATGGTAAAGTGGTCTATTTGTTCGACTCAACGAGTATTAAAAGCGTGATGGGAGCCACTCAATTCAAGATTGCCCTTATGCCTGTGTCTAGGCTTTAAGAGAGCTAATTCAATTCATTACAGGTTCTGAGCAAGGGCAATCAGCGAAGCGGCCGCTTGTGCAGCCAGCACTTCATCACCCGGAATTGGAGAAATTATTGCCACCACTAATGCAATGGCAGCCGCAATGCCTGCTACTAAAATTAATCCTCGAAGGGCCTGTAGCAGTACTGGATGTTCGCTGCCGAACTGCTTTGCCCAGATAGCCGTGGTTTGTTCTTTAATCTCCCCCTGCTTATAGGATTTTTTCATTTTCTCCTGGACAGCCTCAGGGATGGCAACGGGCACGATGGGTAGGCGTTTTGTATCCCCTTTCTTTATAGCATGCACTTCATAAAGAATTATACCTTGAAGGGCATGATCGCGGAACGTCGGATGATAGCAGACATAACGAACAAGCTCATTAGACTTTGGAGGCAATGGATAAAATAACTCAGCTCCGGTAGGCTGCCAGCGAGTTGATGTCCAGTAGGTTGACAAATCATGAATCCGGTTGACCGTATGCGTTAAATGATCCAGCTTATGAATGGACTGTTTCTCCGCAGATGATCGATTTCCAACTGTGGTTACCTCCAGCAACTCGCCCACCGATCCGTCTGCGCTAATACCTAATCCGTCTGGTTTTCGATAGTCATTGTTTTTGGACCAGCGTCGAAAATCCTCCAGGGCAATCAGCACTTTATGTAGACCCGGCTTACTTGGATATCCTGTGTTGCGATATTCAAGCTCTTTTAAGACCTCGCCCCCTGGGAAACGGCTCAAAAACGAAGTCCTGAATAAATCATAGGCACGCTGCTGTGCGGTTTGATATCCCCACTGCTCTTTCGTGCTCTCTGTGTCTTTACCTCCTAAACAAACCATGACCTAACTGCTTCATGATGAGTAGGTAAGGTATTATTTATTTTCCTACCTGACGAATCACTTTAGTTTACGGATACACTTTTCCAATATCGATAAAATTGATCCAACAGGCTCATATTATAGATAAAATCTATATTTTTGAAACAAGTAATCAAATCTGTCGATGCCCACCGTTCATAAAGTTAAATTCCCCAAAGCCGGGGTTCAGACCGAAGCGTCACATCAGGGCCGCACGGAGGCTAACCGGGACATCTATGGCTCTTCCCGTTGGAAGAAGACCTCTAAAAATCATTTGCGGAACCATCCTTTCTGCATCCGGTGTGCCGCGATTGGCAAGCAAACACTGGCCACCGTGACCGACCACATCGTGCCCATCAACCAGGACGGTGAACCCTGGGATCCGGAGAACCACCAGAGCTTATGCCTGAAGTGTCATCAGAAGAAGTCGGCCAGGGAGCGTCATCAGCAGAAGCATGCATGACCAATTATTGAGTCAAACCTACCGTAAGCAGGAAAGCAGTATGCTACAAGAAGAAACAAGCCACCTTAAGACGCGACATATCAAAGAGGCATACAGCGTCTATCTCCAACAAGGGGTCATCATTGTACTCGATCAACAGGGTCAGGTTGTTCCTCGAATCATTGACACGACGCTTGAACAGCCGCTTGATGCTGCACGGGGCAAAGTACCGACCCGACTTACCCTAACGATGTTGGTGAACGTGTATGATTCGAAAGAAGAAGCACTTGCACATATACAGGCCGGACTAGTACAGCCAGAAGGTCAAGAGCAGGCTGAAACCAGTAAGAGGGAGGGGCACTAAAAATGTTAAAAATATCATGCGTCTTGCGACCGCTGCTTACCCCGAAAAAAGCGCGCGTCAATATTTCAGGAAATTACCCTTGTACCGATAGCCATTTCTTAGTGACTTATGACTGTAAAGCCTTCAAAACGAGTGATTCAAAAACAGCGACCGACTCGGTTGCCGCAACGCTATTTGAATCAATTGATCGAAACGGAGTCGCGCTACCTCGAACCTGTCGTTTGTCACGAAATACCGGACAAATTCCTGTTTTATGAGAAAGCCCGGCAGTTGGCACTGGCTACGACGATTACCCAAAATTGCTGCCAGCGACACTGGTTGGATGGTAGTTTCATCTTTGGCGATTTCATCGAAGCGCTGTTTGTTGAAAACAACATTCATACCGACTTGCTCAGTATCGGCACCTTGGGAATGTCGCTCGAGAATGTCGACAGTTTACGTAATTTGATGGAAGGTGGCTACCTTGATCGGTTGGAGTTGATTATCTCAGCCTACCTATTTTCCCACGAGTTGTACGGGGTGATTCCCTACTTGTTTCAACGGCTGGATAACGGCCGGTTCCAACTGGCGGTTGCTGGCTATCATGGCAAAATCTGCCTGTTCAAAACCGATGGTGGTAAGCACGTTGTCATTCATGGTTCCGCCAATCTGCGCTCATCGGCCAATATTGAACACTTTATGGTGCAGGAGTCGGAAGCGCTTTATCAGTGTGACATGACCGTTCATCGCCGAATTGTTGATAAGTTCTCGGTGATCAATCAGGATGCACTACCACCCCTTATTGAGAAATTTAAAAACAGCGAGCCGTTGACCAAAGAGGACAAACTCTCCATTCAGCCCCTACGGCACAAAAAGCTTTGGGGCGCAGTGACAGCAACCAATTAACAACGTATAGCTATGGCCAGTGGAAGTGGTTCCTACAAATCCATCAATAAAAACAGGGCGCAGTTGAAAGCACAGGGCGGATCGGCCGCATCAGGACGTACTCCCAAGTACAAACCACTAGGGAAAGGCGAAGGGGCTAATAAGGATGTTCCTTTCTGATAAGTAATGGCAGCAGGCAGACCCGCTAAATCCGATGAGCAAAAGCAACTGGCAGGCACCTTCCGGCAGGATCGCACACAAGCGGTTCAGTCCGGAAGGCAGCCGGTTAGCTTGCTGGCCGAAATTCCTGATCCGCCCGCTCAGTTTGACAACAATCTTCGCGCCCAATACCAATGGCGGTTTGTTTGCGAGGAATTGTTTAACCTAGGTATGTTGAGACCTATTATGCTCGACTGGATTGAGTTGTATTGCCTTTATCTGTCTGACGCTTTTCGTTTCCGGGAAATGGCCGAAGCGGAAGAGTGGGTTACACAATTTCAGGATGAAGAAGGCAATGTGAAGGGGGAGGCACTCTCCAAATACGTGCAACTGGCCGATTCGGCTTTTGCCAAAGCCCAGCAGACCATGAAAATGCTCTGCCTGGATCCTGCTACCGTATTGAAATTGTCTCCCAAAGTTCCCGATAAGCCTAAGTCCAAGATGGCCCAACTGATGAGTCGTAAATAATGCTGAAGTAGTTTAGTTTCCCTACCGTAACATGGAGTATAATGAGATTGCCTGGCAGTACGAAGAAGATATTCTCTCGGGCCGGTTGACTGCTGGGCGTTTGCTGAAGCTGGCCATCAAACGGCAGCGCGACGATCTGGCCAATGGCCACAAGCGAGGTATCTATTTCGATCATGATGCGGGCCAGCGCATGCTTGAGTTCACCGATTGCGTCAACATTGGTCCCGAAAAACCACTACACCTCTTTCCGTTTCAGGTCTGGGAACTCTACGTTTTCTACGGCTGGAAGCGGGAAAACGGTTTACGTCGGTTTCGCCGGAAGTATAAGAGTTGCGCACGAGGTGGGGGCAAAACTCCCCTCGAATCCCTGCAAATTCTCTATCACCTGACGATCGAAGGGCTAACCAATGCCGAAGCCTACGTATCAGCGACGAAAGAAGCACAGGCCAAAATCGCCTTCGACGATGCCGTGTTGATGCTCAACTCGTCACCTGATCTCCAGGAGTACCTCAGCTCGTCCGCTGAGCGCATTTTTAACCCGACCAGTAACGCCAAATTCGGCTTTCTGACCTCGAATCCAAAAACAGCCGACGGTACCCGGCCGAGTTACGCGGTCATCGACGAGTATCACGAGTTTGAAGATGATAAAATGCTCAACAAACTCACCTCGGGTCTGATCAAGAAGGATGAGCCGATCATGAGCATTGTGACCACGCGGGGCTCCCATAAGGAATGGCCATGCTTTCAAGCTGAATTTAAAGTGTATATCCCGATTCTGGAGGGTTCAGTCCACAATGATTCATTCTTTGTGGTGATTTACTCCCAGGATTCGGAAGATGAGATTGAAAAACCAGAAACCTGGATCAAGTCTAACCCGATGCTCTGTGAGGGGGGCATTATCAAACTGGAAACCCTTGTCGAAGAACGCGATGCACAGTATCTGAAAGGGGAAGAGGGTATTGTCAGCTTCAAAACCCTGAATTTAAACTGGTGGTGCGATGCGCCTCAGGTGTTCATTCCTGATTCCATCTGGATCAAGTCGGGCAGCAAGTTTGATCCGGCCATGCTGGAGGGTCGGCAGGCTTGGGCAGGGCTGGATATGGGGGCTACCAACGATTTTTGCGCTTATTCGCTGTATTTCCCGCCCGATGACTGGGCTCAGTACGATGAAGAACTGACGGAAGAGCAGAAAGAAAAGCTGCTCTATCTGCGGTCCCCTCTGAAAGTGCCCGGTATTCACTATATGCTTTGGTGGTTCTGGATACCTGACTTCAAATTTGACAAACGCATCGCTGATGGGCTGCACAATTTGCGCGATTGGCAGAAAGCCGGGCACATCACTGTTCTGGAGGGCAACGTGATCGATCCGCGACAGATTGAGGAAATGGTTTTACCGTTAAAGCCGCTCTATGACATTCAGGGTATGGCCTATGACCGCTATAACGCGACCTCGACAGCCTTGACTATCCAGGAAAAAGGAGGTGTGCCGGCACTGGAATTCCCCCAGACGATGCCCATGTTCGCTGAACCCACCAAAGCGTTCCGGGATCTGGTGTTGCAGGAGCGTTTTAACCACGGCATGAATCCGATTGCCCAATGGATGATGCGCAATGCCATCCCGATTACGGACACCAACGGCAACATCAAAATCACGAAAGATCCCAAGCGAGCTCCTGATAAGGTGGATGGCATTGTGTCGGGCATCATGGCCAAAGCTGCCTGGATGATGGATCGCAACGAGCAAACGAGCAATATCTATGATTCCAGAGGATTTTTAGAATTATAACCCACTCTTCAACCGATGCCACTCTTACCTACCCTTGAACAACAGTTTTTGACCCAGTTTTACGAACCGGCCATGAAGAACCGACACCTGCGCAGTATTCCGGAACGGTTTGACTGGGCAAAAGAACGCTACGAATTGGTTCATTCGCACCAACTGCCGTTTTCACTGGCAACGTTTAAGCGTATATTGTATAAGAAAGGGTAACTATCCTCCTACTGTTGTCTTCGTCCTAGCTTTTCATCCCACCAGCGATTAGAGTCAAAGGTGTCTGAAAGGTAGATTCGGCTCACGGGGTCATCGGTCGGGGCATATAGACTGTTTCCCTCAATAGCACGGATTAAGGGTATAAGCTGATCGTGGGTAAACTGAAACCTTGGGTGACGTATTACTAGTTGTCTAGCCTGTCGTTGGGCTTCTGCTCGAATTCGACCCGTATTACGCCTTCTCCCCTCAAGGTGTAGAATGACCGCTGCTTCGGCTATATAAGCAGCGCTTTCATCCAGATATCGGCTATGGATTCCAATTCCAGCCCGGTCAATAGCAGCATGTGTTGCCTCATGAATGACAGCAGATCGGCCAATATCCATATTTAATACAGACGAACGCAAAAAAACAAATTGATTGGTAACGGTGTCATATGCGGCTAATTGGTCCGGATCATCAAAGGCATCCACATAATCGAAGTTAATTCGACCCTGTTCAATAGCTGCTGCGACTCCTCGATAAGCATTAGGGTAAATATGAATGTCAGGGCTGCTATTACCACTGAGCAATTGAAAGTTTAATACATCGATATATCGGGGGTTTCTTAACGTATCAATAATAGCCTGTTGAAAAGCAACATATTGTGGGTCCATGGACTTCAAGAGTATGGTGAGGGATAGATTTAACTAAGCTAGATGATTCAAAGACGTGTTAGGCAATCGCTTTAGTTACCGGTAATGGGAGAATAAATGTCGATTGATCTCCTACTAGAGGCAGTTGCTGTATATCACTAATAAAATGCTAGCTGCAAATTGTCTCAGTTTGCGCCCATTTCTGTCTCATACTGAGACAATTTCCCTCTCTCCTTCCGGTACTTTTACGATTACCTAACGTAACTGTACTTGTATGACTCTTGAGCAACTAAAACACTATCAACCCGGTAGTCAGGTGACGGCTTGTTGCCAATTATCGGACAAATCGATCGCCTACCGCAGTCTCGACGAGACGGATCGCCACCAGGTACCTGTTACCGATGAATTTACCCGAAAAACGCGCTATACTGTATCTGGACAGGTCGTTGGTGTTGAAGAAGGCGAGAAATACAATTTTTTTATTTTACGCCTGTTTGGGGAAGCCGCTGTCATTGGTCAGGTCAGATCAGGCTTGAAGGTGATTGGTACCGAAAAACGGATCAAAATCGCCCGAGTGCCGGTATCCGCGATTCTGCGAGTCGATTCCCATCCCTTTGGGCTATGATGCGGGTGCCTACACTGCCGATTGACCCGCATTGCCGGGAAATCGCCGAGTTCTTCGTAAAATTTCGCACAATCGAGGGATTTGTGGCTGTTTTTGAGCAGAAATTGACCGATTTACGAATTCTCTCAAAGAAACGGGATGTCAAACGGGCGGCTTATTACGCCACCGAACAGCTCTATGCTCAGCTGTATAATGAAGGCGAGCCCCGTTTTCGGGACAGTGAAAGCTTTTTTCATGCCCGTCGAAACCACTTAAAACGTAAAAAAGGAGAAAGTTGAGCCCAATCGGTACGCGCGTTCATGTAAAGTCAGAACCCAGCGACTGAACTTCGAGCCATTGCTTTAAGCAGAAATACATTGAGGCATATGTAATCCCCATTCTTTCTCCTTTAAATGTCGGGATTAGCAACACGGGCTTGGAATTTATTAACAGGGGCAGCTACGGCTAATAGCGCCCCTATGCCCGTTGCGTATAGTGATGAGCGTTCAGCAGAATTGCCCGCTGAGGTCCGTTCGCTCGAAAATCCAGCGGTACCCCTTTCACAAATGACCTCCTGGGGTGATTTGACGGGCCATGTATCGGGCGGCTCCCATGCGGGGGTAACCGTTACACCCGAATCAGCCATGCGCGTTTCGGCGGTTTATGCCAGTATCAACCGCATCGCTTCGACGGTGGCCATGCTGCCCATTGGGGTCTACAAAGAGACCAAATACGGTCGGGATCTGGACAAAAAAGATCCCTTGCAGCAGCTATTTGTCCATGGACTGGACGAGCTGATGAACCGCTTTGATTTCATGTACATACTGGTGGCTACGTGCCTGGCACGGGGCAACGCCTATGCCTGGATTGAGCGGGATCCCTACATGAAACCCCTGCAGGTCCGGTTTCTCGAACCCGGCGATTGCCAGCCGATCTATGTCAATATGGGTCGCCAGCGTTATCTCTACTATAATGTGTTTGGTGAAATCGTCGATAAACGCGATATCATTCACATTCGCTGTCTGGGTACCAACGGCATCGAAGGAAAAAGCCCCATTGAGCTCTTTGCCAATGGCATTGGGCTATCCCTGGCGGCCGAGGAATTCGGGGCTCGTTTTTTTGGTCAGGGTGCTGGTGGCATGGGTGTGCTGGAAACGGGTAAAGTATTTAAAGAGCAAACAACTGTTGACCGGTTGCGCAAGCAGTTTGCCGAGCGGCAGACCGGCCTCCAGAATGCCCATAGGCCCTTGATTCTGGAGGATGGCATGACCTATAAATCGGTTACGATTCCGCCTAATCATGCCCAGTTTATCGAAACGCGCAACTTTCAGGTAGAAGACATTGCCCGCATGTACGGCGTGCCTCAGCACAAAATCGGTAAGCTGGACCGCTCGACGAATAACAACATCGAGCACCAGAACAAAGAGTTTATTACCGATACCATTCTGCCCTGGACCGAGCGGATCCGTCAGGAATTCGAAGGCAAGCTGATCGCTGAACTCGACAAAGAAACCAAAGAGGTTGTGTTTGATTTTGACTTCCTGCTGCGCGGGGATGCAACCGCTGAAGCTGCTCAGACCCAGGCCCTGTTCAATACGGGCTCGATTACTCAGAACGAGATTCGGTACCGCAACAACCTCAACCGGTTGCCGGGCCTGGATGATACGTTCGTGCAAATGAACATGCAACGGGTATTGCCGGGCTCGCACATGGGTGCGCCCGATCCGTCCGCATCTCCTGAAACTACACCGTCGGCCGCGGACAAAACCAGGCCAGCTGCCGACACTAAACCAGCTGCTGACGCATGAGCGAGCAACTAGCCACTGTCGAAGAACGGCTCTATAAAACCATTGTCACCGTCGAGGAACGGGCCGCTGCCGAGGGTGGTGGTAAATTCTTTATCGGTACCGGCATTGTGTTTAACCAGCCTTCCCGTCCGCTCTATGATCAGAAGCGGGGGATGTTTCAGGAAATTATTGAACCGGGCGCTATCGATGACGATACCGATCTGTCAGAAGTACTGGCCGTGTTCAATCACGACGAAAACCGGCTCTTAGGAGCGAATTACTCGGGTACGCTGACGTTTAAAACCACCGAAAAAGGCGTCGAGGTACGCATCCTCAAGCCCGAAAATACGGTCGGCAATGACTGTGAAGTGTGGGTCAACCGGGGCGATATCCGGGGCATGTCATTTAAGTTTTTTGTGGCCAAAGACCGCTGGGAAACCAAAGACAACGTCCTCTATCGCTACGTTGAGAAGATCTCCAAACTCATGGATCTGTCGCTGGTGACTCGGGCGGCTTATCTGCAAACGACAATTAATGTGGCCGCAGCAACGCGGTCCTATACCGATGCGATGGATCAGCAGGCTGCTACTCGGGGTATGTATTTCCGCGAAAAACGGCAACTCAACGAAAACGACCAGGCCTTTCTGACCGGGCTTGTCGCTCAGATGCAAACGCAGGTCGATTTCATTTCCACGGCCGTCTCGAAGCTGACCAATAGCAATCTCAAGCGACTGGCCGCAGGTCGGTTAAGCGATTTGATCTATCAGCAAAGCTGGATCGAGGAAACGATCGCGGAACTAACCGAAGCCACACTGGAAACGGCGGGTAGTGAGACAGAAGAAGGTCGCAGTAAGCCCGAAACCGGCGAAACAGCGACAGAACAAACTACTACTGAAAATCCCGAGACGCGCTCGACTGAGCCGTCCGAAGAAATCCATTCCGGGGATTCACAAGGGCACCCCCTGGAGTGGTATATCCGTAAAAATAATGCCCATCGTAACTCTTTATAACTATGTCAGTAGACAAACTGAAAGCCCTTCAGGAACAGAAAGGGCGTATTGTAGCGGAGCAGCGGTCGCTCATCGACAAAGCTGAAACGGAGAACAGCCGTGCTTTTTCTGCTGAGGAACGTTCTCAGTTTGATAAACACGACAGCGATATTGCCGATATCGATCGAAAAATCGCCCATTTTCAACGTGAGGAAGCCGATCAGCGGGCTGTTGCCGATGCGGCCAACAAAGCGCAGGAAGAAAAGCGGGCTCAAACCGATGAAAAAACGGCCGAAACAGCGCACAAACAGGCTTTTGATGCCTATCTGCGTTATGGTGTTGCCGATATGACCGAAGCCGAAAAACGGGCACTGGGTGGCTTTGTGAAAGCAGTTGAAGGCAATGGCCCTGAAACGCGGGCCCAGAGTTCGGGGTCGGGTGCCGCTGGTGGCTACACGGTACCCCGTGAGTTCTCCAATGAGCTCGAGATTGCTCTGAAAGCCTACGGCGGCATGCTGGAACTGGGCCGCATCTGGGGCACGGGTACTGGGGCGACGGTGGATTGGCCAACGCTCGATGACACAGCCACGAAAGGTCGTTTGCTTGCCTCGGGTACCGATGCCACAACGGGTTCGACGGACCTTGGCTTTGGCTCCAAAACACTGGGCGCTTACACCTACACCTCGGACGTGATCAAAGTCGATAACGCCCTGATTCAGGATTCAGCGTTCAACTTGGGCGCCCTGATCACGGAAGCCATGGGTATTCGGTTTGGCCGTGTTCAGAATGATCACTACACCAAAGCCGATGGTACCAACAAACCAGAAGGAGTCATCATCAATGCAGGTGTCTTTAACACGGGTGTAGCCGGGACGGCTTTAACCGCTGACAATCTGTTAGATCTGCTCCATGCAATCAACCGGGCGTACCGTAAAAACGGCAAATTCACGTTCAACGATTTGACGCTGGCCGCTATCCGTAAGTTGAAAGACAGCCAGGGCCGCTACATCTGGCAGATGGGTGACATTCAGAAAGGAACACCCGAGAATCTGTGGGGCTACCAGTATGTGGTCAATGATGACCTGGCTGATATAGGCCTCAGCGCGAAGTCGGTCGGTTTCGGCGATTTCAGCAAATACATCATCCGTAACGTGGCTTCGCCCCTGATCATCCGGTTGACCGAGCGTTTTGCTGAGTTCAACCAGACAGCCTACGTAGGCTTTATGCGGACGGATGCCAAGCTGATCAATACGGGAGCTGTTAAGTTCCTCCAGCACGCAGCCAGCTAATGCACATTAAAGTACTAACCTCCTGCTCTGGACTCAACTTCTCGTTTCACCTTGACCAGGTGGTTCGTGAAGTTGATCCGGTAGTGGGGACCGATCTGGTGAAGCACCAGTTGGCCATTGAGGTAGACGATGAAGGAAAATCCATTGTGGTCATTCCAGAAGAAACGGACCCGGATGCTGAAAATCCCGATGACTCATCGGAAGGCTCCAAGGCAGACGATTCGGCGGAAAATGACCTAGATGATTCGACCCAGGAGACGATGAATGAGGAAACCAACCAGCAGCAGTCGGACGAAGAAAAAGTCGAGACAGCAACGGTAGCCGCTTCAGGTGAAACCGCCCAGGTACAAACCGAGAAGGCCGCCAAGTCGACTGGTAAGTCAAAAACCGAAGCTCAACCGAAGTAATGCTCACTGCCCGCCTGAAACAGCCCACTGTTCCCTTCGAACCATGCATCGACGGCGCTACCGCCTGCGACTGGATTCGGATCGATCGGGACAGTGTGGCCGATAAAGGGCAGGCGGTCAGTCTGGTGCAAGCAGCGATGGCCTGGGCGGAAAGCTTCAGCAAGCAGCCCCTGTTCGCCCGCGATTACTACGGGTATGGGGATAGTTTCTGTTCTGCACAGCTGCACAGTCTGAATGTGCAGACGGTTTCAGCCATTCACTACCAGCAGGAAACAGCCGACTGGGTTGAATTGCCCACCACTGCCTACCGCTGGCAGGAAACGGGGGAGATTCAGTTTCTGCCAGCAGCCTATTCGATTCGGGGTGTCACCCGCATTCGGGTCAGCTACCGGGCAGGCTACGAGCCAGCTGAACTGCCCGCTGATATTTTGCAGGTGGTGAGGCTGTTGATCGGCCGCTGGTATGACAACCGGGCCGATGAGCGCAAACAGGTACCCTCCCAGGCTGAATGGATGATGGAGAGTTACGTTTTACCGATTTTATAATCATGGCAAAAGCACTGCAACCGGGCGATCTGGACCGAAAGCTGAGTCTGTTCACGATGGATGCTCATAAAAACGGCAAAGGTGAATCGATTGGCAAATCCGAAAGCCCATTTGTTGAGAACCTCCCTTGCCGCAAACGCGAACGGGGTGGTGTGGAAACGGGTGGCGATGGATCGGGGAGCCCAGCGGCTTCGCGCGAAACGGCCTATGGGCTGGTTGACTTCGATATTCGGTACCGTACTGATTTGTTGCCGACCATGATTCTCAAATGCGAAGGGGTACTATATGATATCCTCAACATCAGTGAGATGCCAGGGCCGCGCCGGCAGTGGTTAACGATCGAAACCCAGAAACATGATTGATGAGGGAGACCATCGACACCCGCGAATTGTTTGTCGTCGATCGAAAACTGGCCCGAACGGGCCGTGTGGTCGATGCCCGGTTCATGGGTCGAACGATGCGGGTAGCCGTCAAACCGATGCTCGACATCGCCAAACGGGAAGTGCCCATCGGAAGGCGTCTGTTTCGGAGTCAGAAGGTTCGCCGGCTTAAATCAGGCAAAACCAAACGGGATAGCACTTACGACAAGGGCGGAGCCACCAAACGAAGCCTGCGGATCCTGGTGGTACCGGGGAGTCAGGGCGAAGTCGTTCGGGTGCTGGTCGGAGCCACCAAAAAACGAGGCTATGCCGGCTGGCGGACACACCTGATCACCCGACCCAATATACATCAACGGGGCGTCGACGACTTCCTGTCCAGAACCGAAGCGCAGGGAGTGCCACTGGTCGAAGGGAGCTTACTCACAGCCCTGCATGCTGAAGTAGAAAAAGAGCTATTGAGGTGATGGAAGAAGCTAAAATTGGCGAAGCTCTATACGATCTGCTCAGTAAGCAGATTGACCTGGAGACACTTCACGAAGGGCGGGTAACACCCGTCACCTTTGGTCAGGGCGAAAACTTTTCGGCCCTCTATTACAACACCAAAGGACTTAAGCGTCTGGCCTGTCGAACACCCGATGGTACCAAACAGGGTCTGCTGGAAATTGGCCTGGTTGCCAAAAACTCCATTGAGCTTGAAACGCTGGCCGATACGGTGAATGATGTGCTCGATGGCTACGAAGGCAATCACCTGGGCTACCAGATCAGTCTGGAGATCAACGACGATGATTTCGACGAGACCGATCCGGACCTGGAGGCTTTTTACAAGCGATTATTTTTCGATTTAACCGTAACCAAACTGTAACGCAATGGCACCTGTAGCACGGACCAAAACACTGGTCAAAGGCAAAGAGATTATTGTGCTCATCAAAAAGCCAGCCGGGACTGATTATATCCTGTTTGGCTGCATGACGGCCGCTGACCTGGATTCGCCGGGGGCTGAAGTAGAAGAGACCGCCTGCCGGTCAGGTACTGAAAAAAGCCCCTCGGGCGATATTGCTGTACCGACCCTTTCGATTGAACACATCGTGCGACACTATGCGACCGGCGATCAGGCAACCAACGTTTCCGACGACGAAGTCCAGCAGTGGAACGATACCGCTCAGATTATCGACCTCAAGTACTCGGTCGGTGATAAAATTGGCGATCCGGTCTATACGGGTCAGGGCTTCTTTAACGGCTTTTCCCGCAAGGGTCCCCAAAAAGGCGATGCCACGGGCGGAGCCACCTTTAATTTCCTGACGATGCCCACCCGAAGCGTCATCGTCGCTCCGTAAACCTAGTTAAAACCTACTAAAGCTTACCCGTTTTAGTAGGTTTTGTTTCTCCCTAATCGATACCTACCGTCTGTATGAAACCAATTGAACAAGCCAACGGCGAATTCATCGCCGAAGTCAATGGCAAACCCCGCACGTTTAAGTTCGGTATGCTGGCCGCCAAACTCGTCGAAAAGCAGGGCGAAGGTGTCTCAGGCAATTACGAAATGATGGGTCTGACCTTATGGGCCGGGCTGATGTGCCGCTTCGAGCAGAACGATCTGCCGACCGTGTTTACCATTGATACCATGCTCGACTGGATGGATACCATGAGTGACCAGGATCTGGCCCAAGCGCTGGTGATCTCCAAAACGGCATTCGAACGCATCCCAAACGTAAACAGTCTGGTAGAAAAACTACTCGGGCAGCTGCCAGACGGAAGCCCCGTTACACTGACTGGGAGTCCCTCCAGGAAACAGCTTACGAAGTAGGCCTGCGTCCGGGCGAATTCTGGGAGATAACCCCCGCTGAATTTGACCGGATGGTCGCAGGATACCTCCGACGAACCAACAAAGAGGGTGTGTATTTCCGCGAACTCTACGCGCTGCTTTACAACATCAACCGGGGCGAGAAAAGCCCGGCCATCGAAGGGGCAGATGTGATGCGGCTACCTGGTGAAAAGAAAAAGCGGGCAGCCGCTGCGCCCAAACTCAAGAAACGATCAGAGGCTGAATGGGCCGAACTGGTGAGTCGAATCGCTAAATCCTAACATGGCAGGAGCAGTTAATATTAAGCTGGGGGCAGTTGTTACCGACTTTGTCGCCGGGTTTCGGGCCGCTGGCGCTGCGGCCGGTCAATTGGCCACGCAGCTCAATGGTAACGTGGTTGCCAGTTTTGCGGCCGCCGATCGGCAATCCCGTCAGTTCGAGCGGGGCCTGGGCCGGGTGGCCTCCGGTATGCAGAGTTTTGGTCGAACGACTTCGCTGGTATCGGCGGGTATTACCGCGCTGGGAGTTGCCTCGTTTCATACCTACGGCGAGATCGACGGCATTCAGCGGGCGTTGAAAGTTACGGCGGGTTCGGCGCAGGAGGCCACTAAACAGTTCGCCGAATTCCGACAGCTGGCTCGTCTGCCGGGTTTAGGACTGGAAGAGGTTACCCAGGCGGGCCTTCAGCTCGAAACGTTAGGCTTTAAAGCCCAGACCGCCGAGAAATACGTCAGTGAGGTGGGGAACGCCATTGCGCTGGGTGGGAAAGGCAAAGTCGAATTTGCGCAGGTCATTACCCAGTTTACCCAGATGGCGGGGAAAGCCAAAGTGCTGGGGGATGACTTGAAACCCATCATCACGGCTTCGCCCGTCATTTCCAAAGCGATCACCGATATGTTCGGTACCGTCGATTCGGAGCAGATCAGTGCCAAACTGCAAGCGGTGGGTCGGAGTCCGAAAGACTTCATCAATGACCTGGTCCTTAACCTGTCCAAACTGGAACGGGTGGAAGGTGGGCCGAAAAACGCTCTGGAAAACCTCGGTGATGGCCTCAAGATTGCCCAATTCCAGTTTGCATCAGCGGCCGATAAAGCCTTTGGACTGACCGAACTGATCGACCGGATTGGCAATGCCGTCGGTAGTCTGGCCGATCGTTTTACGGCACTTTCGCCCACCACACAAAAAGTAATCCTGACCGTTGCCGGCCTGGTAGCCGCCATTGGTCCACTGGCCCTGGGGATTGGTGGCCTGCTGGCCTTAGTACCTTCCGTAGTCGCCGGATCAGCGGCCATAACGACTGCGCTGGGTGTATCCATTGGCCCCATTTTGCTGGTTGGTGCGGCCATTGCCGGCGTTGCCGTACTCGTAGCCACCAACTGGGATTATATCAAAACGGTTTTAACGAATTCCGGGATCTGGCAATCGGTCAAGGATCTGGTTGGCTCAGCCATGGGCTTTGTCCGGTCAGTATTTACCGTCTATGTCGGCTATATTCAGGGGGTCTGGGCTCGGTTCGGGGGTTTCTTTACCACCATCGCCAAAGGAGCCTTTGAAGCAGTAGTCGCCGTTTTCAAGTTCGGGGCCGGCATTTTACAGGGTATTTTTTCGACGCTTACAGGACTGCTTACAGGTAATTGGAGCCAGTTCGGCAACGGCTTACTGGTTGTTGCTAAATCCATCTGGAACCTGTTGATTGACGGCTTCAAACTCATGGCCGGGACCATCGGTCGCACCATCGCGTCTATTTTTCAGCTGTTTGGCGCTACGAGTCTGGCGGATAAAATTACCGCCGGCATTGATAAGGCACTAAGTAAGCTGGATGGTCTTAAAGGCAGCATTCAATCTGTTCAGGCGGTTGCCAAAGCGGGCGTATCACTCAATGTAGCGACGGGCAATAAAGCGGGGGGCAAAACAACTAAAGATACACCAAAGCCTTTCGATTATTTAAATAGCACGTTAGGCAGTAAGAGTGAAATACAAAAAGCAAAAGAGGAGCTTAAGAAGCTGAAGGATGCCATTGCCAGTGGTATTCTAGCCGGTAAAGACGTATCAACGCTGCAAACGCAGTATGATTTACTAAAAAACCGAGTTGATGCTGCTACGGATTCGTTTAAGGCGCATAAAGCGACGCACGAAAGCTTAAACCCAACGCTAACGACCAATGAACGGATCCTCAAACGGCTCACACAAGAATTAAAACAGCAGGGTCTTGTACCCAATAAAGCGTTGCAGGAGCGGGTTGCGCTGTTTAAGCAATTAGTTGCCGATGAAAAGGAGTTAGCTAATTTCAAACCCGTCAATCTGGGGGACTTAAAGCCGATTGCGGTACCGAATGCTTCTAATCAACGGGTAAACTCCCTTATCAGTAGTGGCGGTGTCACTACGCCTGGATTGAATGGCTCGACGGCCAGTATCGGCCTGCCGGGTCTGACTGAATTCCAGCAGCGAACCAGCGAGCAGCTTCGCGATGCCCAGTTAAAACTGACGGAAGACAAGCAGCAGCTACGGTTTGCCTTAGCCGACTTTCCGAACATGTTCGGCTCGGTCAAGGATGAAATGCAGCGGGTCGCTGAAAGTGATCCACTCAACACAAAGGGGTTAATTTCCTCGGTGCTCTCCTCGGCCCAATCGCTCTCGGGTGCCATTTCCAGTGCCAAAGACACTTTAGTTTCAGGAAGTATTGACCTGCTGGCCAGTATTGGCGAAGGACTGGGATCCGGTAAGCTCAGCTTCAAGTCGATCATTAAAAGCATCATCGACATGATCGCTGATGCGGCTATCACCATCGGTAAGGCGCTTATTGTGACTGGCCTACCCTTTCTGGCCAATCCGCTTACTGCCTCACTGGGACTCAAGCAGATCCTGACCGGTGGTGCCATTGTGCTGGCCGGTGGCGTGGCCAAAGGCCTGGCCGGGGCATTGCTGTCCGATAATACGAAAGGCTTCGCCAAAGGCGGCCTGTTCCGATCGGAAAGTTTGATCCGGGTGGGTGAGTCAAGCCGGGCTACCTCGGGTGGTCTGGGCGAATGGGTGTCGCCCGTTGGCTTAGGGGCTGATTTAATCTCGGAACGTATCATGAAGAACCTGGGCGCTCCCCAGGTCAACCGGCCTGATGTCAATTCATTCAGGGCCGCTCAGCCCCAACTGGTAAAGCTCTCGGGTGAAGCAAGATTTAGTGGAGGGGACCTGTACATGGCTCTTGAGGATTTCAAGCAAACCAACGAATACTATTCGTAATGCCCCAGTACGTCGAAAAATACTACGCCGAATTCATCGAGCAGCCGAACCTTGGGCTGGGGCTATTTCCTGCATTATACAAAATTTCATTCCGGTTCCCCGATTTTTCGGGAACACCGACCAAACTACAGGTGTATCACGATTCACCTGTCAAGATCAGTAAATCAACTTCGGACGCCAGCCGGTTGTCGTTCTGGCATCCGCTGAAGGCTGATTTCAAACTTCGTGCGTCGAATGCCTTCGAAAGCCGGGAATTTTATGTCCGGGGTGATCGCGATATCCAGGTCGTTATTTTAAAAGATACCACGGCTACCGGCTTTGCCTACACCAGTACGGTGTTTGCGGGCTGGCTGCTGCCGGCTGATTTTTCGGAGCGGTACGGCAAAAAGCCCTACCCCATTTCGGTCTCGGCATCCTGTGGATTATCGACGCTGAAAGATCGGCCCATTCTGGACCCATCCGGCAAACGTTTACAGGGATACGTTAGTAAATCGACCGTCATTCGGACGGCCCTCTATAACTCGGGGCTGGACTTGCCCCTGATTACGGGGGTGAACCTGTTTGAACGGGCGAGTCTGGCCGCTGGCCAGCTGATCAATGGGAAAGCCAATCCAGCTAAAGATCCCCTTTTTGAGACCCAGATGCAGGCAGAAGCGCTGGTCAGTGACTCGGGTGAAACGCTGAGTTGCTACGATGCCCTGAAAAAAGTGCTGGAACCCATGGGGGTAAGACTGGGCCAAGCTGAGGGTAAGTGGTTTGCCATTCGGGCCGATGAAATTACGGGCGAGTGGGACGTCTGGAATCAGGAATCCGGCAAGCGTCTGCATACGCGTACCTACACCAGCTCCGACCTAACGGCAGGACCGGATATCAATTCCGCTGTCAGCCGGGATATGTTGGTCGATATTTACCCCAATCAGACGGTTCGGGTTAAAAACGAAGATCCCACGCTGCGCCTGCTGGGCGTCAAACCCGGTGTCAAGGTGGTCCAGCAGTTTGGCCGGTACCTGAACTATTTGAAAAATGGGGACTGGGCAGCAGTCGATTCAACCTTTTTGCCGACCAACTGGACGCGAAATAACATCACCCCGGATAATTCATTCCGGGTGGGACTGGGCAACGAAGAGGATCAATATGGGATGGTACTGTACGGGGCTGGTGACGAAAAAGCCAACGCTGATACGCCGAGCATTCGCACCCGAATGGTTTTTGAAAAAGGATCACTCGCCTACAGCCAATCTTACAAACGGACCCTGAAATGCAAATTTGAAACGAATTTGATTCGGGCCGCTAAAATCGTGGTGCTCGCTTACCGGGATGATGCGGGTAACGGCGACGGGGGCGAATACATTCTGCAGGGGGGTGGTACCTGGAAACGGGCTCCCAGTCGGGCGGAAATGGTGGGTATTCTAACCTACAATTCGAACGAAGCCGGCACGGTTTCCTTTCCGGGGATCGCCTCGATCACCCTGCCCATGCATGCACTCGACCGGGTGCGGATGCTCGATATCTGGGTCTGTGTGGGCGAAGCACTTGATTTGCCCGGTGGTGGGCCCAACCTGGGCACTCCAGGCAATCAGCCTTTCGTCAAGTACTACAACGTCACGCTGGAAACGGAGAAGGATGGCGTCAACCTGGAAAGCAGTCAGGTCGTTATTACCGACTCCAAACGCAAGCTTGAGCCTACGGCGACCCTGACGCTGGGGGATGTACCCTGGCCGCTGCCGAATGACCGAATTGGCTCGTTGTTTCGGGCTGGCAGCCACGAACCGACGGTCGACTGGAACCGGGGGGATGCCGGTGATGTGAATGGTAAGCCACTGACGAACTGGCTGGCTGAATCGCTTGCCCGGCAGACCATGCAACCGGGTGAAGTCATTGAAGTGACGCTCATGGGACGGCTACCCTACGGGCTGCACACGGGCCTTCGCTTTCTGGATATTGGTCGCAGCGGCTCGGGACAGATTCCGTTGCAATCGACGAATCTGGCAGTCGAGTTTCAGAGTCCGGGTTTTGGCAACTACGTCCTGCCGGGCGTGTATCTGCCCTGGATCAAAGTGGGCATGCAGGTGACGATCATGGATCCATCGGGTACCAACTCGGGTACCTATACGGTAACCGGTTATTCAGGCCTGGTGAAAGATCCCTGGTACTTTATCGTCAGTGGTACACTAACACCGGGCAAGAGTACGGGGGTCGCCATCACGGATACGAGTACGATCGACGACGGGGTGTTTACTCCCTACATCTTTCAGCAGACCCGCATGGACTGGGATGTACGAGGCTGCGAAGTCATCACATCCTCCAGCCGGGTGATGGATCTCGATGTCGAACAACTACCCATGCCCAAAGGCTACTGGGCGGATAAGGACGGCAATCTGATTCCGCTGGCACTCGATGACAACGATCAGCCCGTTCCGCCTGCCCTGAAAACGACGCTCAGCGACACCGAACAATTTCAGCGGAACCTCCATGGAGCTGGCCTCAAAGCGAAGCTCGGCATTAGCTCGGCCATCCAGGGCTATACACCCATTGATGCGGGCAAGGCCAAACTAGGGGCTGATGTATTCACGAACGGCATTAAGGTTGGCTCTGTCATCGCCAGCCTGCGCCGGCAAATTAGCCTGATGAACCCATGAGCCTACCTGCAAAATCCATAACCCTGACGACCGGCGGCTTTCTCACAAAAGGCTTTACGTTTTCGGTGCTCTCCAATCAGGCTGGCCACGAAGAGGATCAACGTGATCAGCTGGAGGATCCGCTGTTTGTGGCCGATTATGATAATCAGCCTTTTGTCGCGGGTGTGGTGTACCGGTTTCTGGGCTATCACCCGGTGTACATGGCCGATCAGGAACTGGTCCGGGTCGTCTTCAAAGAATCAGGAGGCTACGATTTTCTAGACCCGAACGAGAATCCCGGCACTGGAGGAGAGGGCAATGGCAGTACCAATGGCGTAACCTTTTTACCAGGTACTGGAAAAAACGGCCAGTTCTGGGGAGTACTAAAAATTGGCAATGCATACTATGCTGTGCCCGATGATCCAACGCTTCAGATTGTTACCCAAAATGGTGCCCATACGACGATCATGCCCTTTTTCGAAGGTGGAATTAACGCGATCCTGCCTACCCCTCCGCCAAATACGCCGGTTGCCAATGTGTTGATTGGCAACGATGGCATCTTGTACCGATCTACGGAAGTGACTCAGCCAACGACAGTAATTACCTGGACTGTTCTTGAGCAGTACATTGAAGAGGACGATGACGTTGTTGATCCACCTGATCCACCGCCATTCCACAAAAAGTCGGCCGTCGATGTCAACGACTGCGAGCAGCTGGCTGGCTGGGGCTTCAATGATCTGGTCGCTCCAGCTGTCGTCACGATTACAGTGGATGGTGTCTTTGAAGCCAATGTAACGGCTCAGCGGGTTCGTACCGATGTGCGCGATGCGTTGATTGCTGCCGGCATCCAGACCACCAATACCATTTTTGGCTTTAACTACATGAAGCCAGCCAAATGGCGGGATGGCGTTCAACACACCTGGCGCGTGTTTGTGGACGGTGTTGAAGCGGCTGACTACAATGTGCCGAAAGAAAAGACCTGCGCAGCTCCTGTTGTTCCGGACGTCCCTTACGAGATGTTCATCAAGCAGTCGCCAATCATCAGTGTCAATAAAGCCGGTGACTCGAAAACGGTAACGCTGATACAGGTTTGGTCCGACTGGTCAGAGACGCCTTACACTGGGCCGCTTGTTCCAGTTTGGGGTATTTCAAACACGCCAACGGGGATAGTTGCCGTTCCCTATGACCCAGCTAAAACGCTTGATGTAGCAGCTACCAGTGCGGCCACGGTGAGCGACTTTGTGATCACCTGCTCGTTAACGTTGCCCCAAACCGTACAGGTAATTACTGTCGGTTGTACCCGGCCAGGTGGGTTAACGACTTACAACGCCAGCTATCACTTTATCCCGACTGGTGGATTTAGCGACCCTCCTTATCCGACACTTGACGAGGCAAACGATACCGCAGGCGAAGCGTTCGACGGTACTCGACCCGGCAATCTGGATATGTTTATTATTCAGGCTGCCAACCTCAACGTGGGGACCGATGTGTATTTGCTGGATAACACGACTTGCGAGAAAGCAGGCGATAATATTTACTCGGTTTTCGATAGTCAGGGTGGAAACACGGTGAAAAAGGCGATTCAGGTCGTAGGCGGTAAAATCGTTGCGGTCAAAGATTCGACCTACACGACGCCAGTCACTCCACCATCAGAGGTTGGAGCGACGGCGATCAACGTCATTTTCTCAACAATTAGCAGTTCGACCAACCTGGTTATTGATTACGAGATGAGAGTGAAATGCGTAACCGCTGGGTTAACCATTTCGAATCAGTTTGTCACCAATAACCCGGCAGCATCCGCCCGGTTCCTGGACGGCCTGACGGTCGAAACGGCTAGCGTGATCGCAGGGCCTTATAAGTCCTTTCGGAATACTACCACCAACTCGAAGTACTACAGCTTTGCCCTTTCCCTGAAGCGGCTCAAAGCGCTGTATCCGACAGCGACGACGGTTGACTTCGATGTGATCGTACGGCGAAAATTCGCATCAGGAACTTCCTATGATGCTGATGCCCGCTACCGGGTCACGCAGGTCAATTTCAGCAACCACAGATCCTACGGCATTGTCTCTATCCCGCTCAATGACAAGACGGGCGTGGATTATGACTACAACGGCATTAGTCAGGATGGCGTGCAGAAAAAATACCTGGGCGATAGTGTCCAGGGCGTGCTCATCCCAGCAGGTCAGGATTACGTGATTGCTCGCTGGTCGGTGGATCTGCCAAATAATACGGCAACGCTAACTGAAACTGTAGAACCCTCACCGTAATGGCTAAAAGACTGAGACTAGTAGTCCAAAAATCGACCGTCGTCGATGGCGGAACTCCGGTACTGGAAACCCGGCATTTTCTACAGGCTGTCGCTGGTGTGGATTGCAATACGGATGCCGCTGCATTTCTGGCACTTGATAACAAGCAGGCTCAGACAACACCGGACGTACCGGTGAATCTGCCTAATAAACACTGGAATCCTCGTGGCTGTGCGCCTTCGGGTGACACCTATGCCGATACCAGCAACGACGATTATACGCCTCCGCCTGGTGGTGGCAATGGTAACAACCCGCTCCCAACAGATGGCAGTGCGTGGACCGCTGGCAATCCGAATGATGTGGACGATACCGGCACGTCTGTCACATTCTCTACTCCCGTAATTCTGACTGACGACTAACTGATGAAAAAGCTGCTCATTCTCTGGCTGTTCGTAAGCGGTAGCCTATTTGGACAAACGACGTACCGAAATACCTTCCGGGAAGACGGCAACGATTATACCTACGTTCCGCAGGAGGCCAAAGCTACAGTCAACTGGAAGCGTTTTCCGCGCTTCAGTATAAACAAAGATTGGGTTTACTGGGGGCCTCGCTTTAAAAAGCGGACTGGTGAGATTGGGGAATGGGACGATGATTTTGCCACTCATGGGTTTCGGCAATTAGTACCAAACCTGAACTATAGTGGTACCGGAAACGATGCGGTCAACTATCAGGACATCTTAAATAATACGGGCGATAAGTACATGGGCTACGTGCTCATGCCGGGCACCACTGGCCAGATGCCCGATTATTTAAAAAATCCCTATAACGCCCTATCCAATTCCGATCCACGCAAAGCCGAAATCGGGAAATACATCAATTCACTGATTCCGGTAACGGATGCTGCCTCGGCTCGGCTGATGGGTAATTGGATGGGCGATTTGATTAAAAATCAGATCTGTGGGGGCAAAATTCCGAAATGGGTAACGATTGATGAAGAGTCAGCACACTATTGGGATGCCGGTGGCGAAGGCAGTTTGCGACTCTTCGTGGGCAACTTATACCTGGGCATTTTAGATGTCTGCACCACCTCGAAGATTTTTAGCTATGGGCCTAAGCCCATTCACACGCCGAAATATACGGGTTATGCCGATATGGGCAGGAGCATCGGTGGCTATCTCTTTACGGAGCATCCAACCTTTGGTCCCAACTTCTGGTGGACGACCGGGAACACCTCAGCTCCGCTTGATGTCAACAATCCACTTGCCCAGGCATTAAGAGCGAATGGTGGCGGTGTAGCCGCAGGCGACCATTATTGGCGGACCACAATCGGTGGTATGACAACCATCTACCAGAAAGATGGGAGTGGTAATTTCATTATGTCGGGTGGTCGGCGTGTACTGAGAACCGATAATTCCCAGACAACCATCTTTGGGAAAACGTTTACGGTTTACGGTGCTGATCCGAATTATTTCGGGCAAAATGAATATGACTATCATACGAGTTGGCTGTATGAAGATCTAAGTGGCGAAGAAGCAAATCGGTTCTGGATGAATGGGCGCAATTACGCTCTTCGTAAGAACGATCGTTCGTCCGATTTTACGGGTGTACTCCTCGGTGATTGGTATAGGACCAACACGGAGGAGGCCAATGCGCCGGGTCAGGGGGATCCGCGCCCGATCGACCCCGCTGCGCAGGAGATGGGCACGATTTTTAGAGCGCTCTTGCACGATGCTGAATTCCTCTGGCATGGAGAATATCTCCAGCGAGGCCCAACGACCCACGACAGCCAGGCCGTTCAATTTCCGGGGGTAACCACAAACCTAAACGGCTACAAAACGAACCTCGGCCAATTCGAGTACATCGTCAAGGGGTTGCATCGGTTCAGTGAATTTGAAGGAAGGCCCTGGGGAAACTGGTACTGGGTTCGGCCGCATCGGGGTATCGATGTCGATGCTGACAAGTGGAAAGAAGCTGCTATTCGTGGCAGAATTAGTGAGACGGGCAACCATGTGCAGATTGCCGCAGCCTGGCCCATGCTCGATCCATCGGACGTTGTTCGCGTCGACGTGTGGGTCGATACGGGAACGTGGAAGTCAGGCTCAACCCATTTCAACATAACCGGCAGAAAAACCTACCTGGATTGCTGGCAGGTGCCTGATGTGCCTCCCGGTACAACCATTCTCCCTCAACACCTACGATTTCGCTACACCAGTCCGCTTGTGTCGCCAACGGTAACCGTGACCTGGACCGGCGATTACCGCTTCACGGCCAGCAATAGCGAGACAATTCCCACCGCGATCGACAACTAATCAACCATGAAAAAGCTACTTTCTCTATATGCGCTGCTCTGGCTGACGGTTTCAGGCTATGGGCAGGGTATTCAAAATGTCAAGATTCGGCAGATGCCCAAACCGGGGCCGTTTCTTTATAATGTCAGTACAATACGGGATATAACAACCTATCCCCTTACGACAGCCGGGTTAAATAGCTTTACCGCAGCCGCATCGTCAGGAGCATTCTCCCTGACCGTCAATTGCCCCTGCGGTGATATCGCCGTTATTCCTGCCGGCACCAAACCACCCCTGGTTCCTCCCTGTGCCACCAATTGTACCAGTGCGCCGTCCTGGGGATCTTCGTGGTATGATTACGATGGTACGACATTAACGATTCGGGCGACGGGTGATGACATGGTTCTGCGGTTTGAGCGGCAGGATGGACAGCCAATTTCGACCATAAATCCAGATAACGTACACATTGATCACATCCAGTTTTTTGGTCATGCGACCATCAATGGCGTCTATCAATGGCAGGCCAATTTTACCAATGCCCCTCCGCTCAAGCTGACCTATAAACGGGTCAGTGATAATGCCACGTTTGTCAAACTGCTAACGCCGGCTAATGGCGCCAACAACGTAAACCTGTTCCTGGCCAATAGCGGTGGCGGCTCAGGGTGTGACTATAATTTAGTCGTTAATAGCCCCTCTGTGAGTTGTGGCGCATCAACCACACTAACTGCTGTAGCATCAGGAACGGCAGCAACCGGGCTTACTTATTCGTGGTCATCAGGACAAACAACACCTTCGATCGTCATAACGGCTCCTTCATCGAATGGCTCGTATGGCTACACGGTCACCACGTCAAAAGCGGGCTGTTCGCCTAAATCATCGACGGGGACGGTTTCGGTTTCGGGCTGTGTCGTGCAGCCAGGTACAGTTGATTTCGTCTCGCAAACCGATGAAGGCTGGATCAATTCGGATGCTACTGATCTGAAGTTTATTGAAAACTCGGTGATCAAAATCGGGTTCCGACGATCGGTTGGGGCAACCCTGTGTTATGCTGCCTTTAAATCGACGAGTCGCAACCTGATTAATGATTATCAGGTTGACGATGCCCGATTTGATGACCCACTCGGCCGATATCAAAAAGTATTCTCCGACAAAGGCCGTCAGGCGATGCTGGCCGGGTCGATTTACTGGACGCCGGGTTCAGGCTGGCAGGTGGTTCCCGGCAAAAATACCAACCAGTACGGGTTCGATACCGGCGGGAACGTCGTACAAGGCGGGTCGCTCGGCAACTACTATGACGAGTCCCAGATTGTCGCCAGTCGCATTTATACACACCCGAAATACGGGCAAATGTTTTATGCGAAAATTCGGCCTCGGGTTTGGGCCGTACCAGATGAGTTTGTCGACATCTATGAAGAATGTTGGGTCTGGTTGCAGGGAGAAACCTCGACGATTGGCTACTATGCCCGTCAGATCGTAGGGCCGGGCATTATCAATCCCCAGATGAAATACGAAGGCCGTTCGCAGGAATTGCCTTGTGTTTATGCGATTGCTCCGCTGACCTATCAGCGCATGGCCGATGCCAATGCGACACCGTGGACGAATGCGCCGACCGTCGATCGATTCAAGTACGGGTTCTCGGCCAACAACAACTTCACCAAAGCCTATGCCACACCTGAATGCTGGGCCAGCTTGAGCGAAGGGGCTGATGGCGTAACACTGGCACTCTACACGCCCGGTATCGATCGGGGGGATGGGGTTCGCGTTGGTCTGAACAGCCGCTTCAACATGGGGCAGTTTGTTGGTGTATTTGGCGATTGGAAGGATAATGCCTGTAGCTATGCGAATGCCAACCAGTTTCAGAACTACGACAATCCTGGCATTTACGAGAACTCGGGGTATCTGGTTATGGCCAGTAGCCTGGCTGATGCGCGGTCAAAAATCAATGCCCTACCTCGTCCCGATCAAACCTTTGATTTCAGCTATACCGACGATAACCACCGCTGGTGGAATCTGGATTGCCGGTTAAAAAAGGAGTCTGGTTTGTGGAATTGCTACATCGGTGATACCAAAACGGACAATAACGTTACGAGCGCCCATGGTCAGTTCATTAGTCCGTATGGTGCCTGGGATGCCAGTCAAATTCACACGATCGAGTTCGATATGGCCGTGACAGGTATATCCGCACTCTGGGTTGAATGGTACGCTCCCGGTGAAGAAAACGATATCACCAAGCAGCACCGGAAGGCCATTACCCTAACCGGTGATGGGGTTCGCCGTACCTACAGCTTTTCCACTTCGGATCCTGCCTGGACAGGCACGATTGCTACGATCGGCCTTCGGGCCATTCGTGACGATGGTTCGCAGGGAGCATTGCCCATTACGAACGGCGGTAAAATCATTCCTTACCGGATTCGAAAAGTCAATTAATCGCAACCAATTAATTATTCCTCAACTAGATGACGACAAGCGAATTACAAGCAATGAGTGGCCAGTGGAAACTTGCCGACTTCTTTGCCGATGGCAGTAATTATTTTTCGACTTACTTCTGGAATCTGGCTCACCCTTCCTGCCCAATTTCTTCTAGTTGGTTATATGTCGAACGGTGGCCGGATGGTCGACATGGGACGCTGACCTTTACTAATCTCACTCAGTGTGCTGCGACCACTACCAGCGCAATCAATGCAGCCGCAGCCATTAACTCAATCGAATTTGAGACAATGACCAACATGAGCGGTGAGCAGGTACAATGGTACTGCAACGATGATGCGCTACCCTTTTCGTTCGGGCGTGGTATGGAGGATAAAAATTACCGGGTGTATTTCGACAATGGAGGAAACACGATGGTTTGGGAGCATGACTATTACAACAGTCAAGACAATTATGTGACCAAAGCAATTGTCTGGGTTCGTGCCTCGGGCGGTCCGGCTATCCCTTAAATCAAATTGGCCACTGTCGATTCGGGCAGTGGCCACCATTCCAATCTTGTCTCTGACTCCATGAAACGTAACTTATTAACCATCGTATTTAGTCTGCTTGTAACTGCCGTTCTCGCTCAGGACTTTTCCTGGGTTGGCGTTCGCGGACAGCCTATTATCAATACGGTCCCATTGGCTTCTATTTACGGCAATGAGACGGCAACGGTTAAGCTCTATTACTCATCGGGTGGATCGGTCTATCCGACAAAAATGCAGCCAGCCGTTGTTCAAGCTGGCGTGTCGCTTACGGTGACGATATCAGCAGTTCAATCAGCAGCCTTGCAAAATGAAACCTTCGTTGAAGTCGTAACGAATGGAATACGTCGGTATACGGGAAAACTGACTATCGGAGAAACCATGCCTCCCGGTGGAGGATCAGGTTCAACATCAACCGTTACGTGGAATCAGATTTTACAGAAACCGACTAGTTTTCCTTCTACGATCGCTGATGTTGTCGGGTTAAGTACGGCGCTGGGTCTGAAGATCAACAGTACCGAAGTGTATTCGAAAAGCCAGTCAGACAGCCGGTTTAAAGCCAGCAATTATGTTCCGAGTTTCGCTGAACTAACGGGCAAACCCAACTTTTTTTCAGGCAATTATTTTGACCTGTTAAATAAGCCAACCATTCCTACCTCCGCAAGCCAGGTGGGAGCTTGGACGAAGACTGAAGCCGATGCCAGGTATGTAGACCTTTCCAGTGCGCAGACAGTTACGGGTAAAAATATTGTTGCGACTAGCCTGGTAAGTTCTTACGTGGGTGTGCATAACGGTGGTCAATTCGTCGCTTCATCAGGTAATGGAGGATCAGGAGGGGGCAGTGCTGCAACGATAATAGCGGCTACTGGTACGAATGCTAACGGAGGATACACGCATATTCAAGGTTTATATGCAGGTGTAGCGTATACGGCTCCCATCGTAATGCAGGATCAGGGAGGTAGCGTAAGGATCGGTTCGACTACTGAGGTAGGATCTGGGTATAAATTGCAAGTCTCTGGTCCTGGGATTTTTACAGGGGATTTAGTAATTGGTGCTGGTGCTGCTCAAACAGCCAGGAACGACCCTACTAACTTCAACCTTGGTAATGACTACGCCCCTACTACAACAGAAGGGTTGAAAGCGTATCTGTATAGAGGCTCCTCCTATGCAGAAGCTTATGGATTCGGTATAGCCCCTAGTACCTTGATACACCGAGCAGGAAGTAACGCGATTCATCTATTCCAGTCTGGATTGACTGATATCGCCTATGTTACGGCGAACGGGTTCGGATTTCGAAATACTACAGCTGGCAATCGCAATGCAATGACTCCCAGTACTGGCTTTATGATTAACCAGACTGACAGCTGGCCAGGCACGTATCGATATAACGGTTCAGTCTGGGAACGGTATCTAATGTCGACTGAAGCGGGTAACGTTTCAATACCGGGCAGTCTGACCGTAGGAGGTAATGTTATCCAGTCCAGTGTTTTGCCGGGTTCATTGAGCACAGCCTATACGCAACAGCACTTGGGGCAATCCGCTGTCATACTGGCATCGCTATCTTCCAACGACCTTATTCTAGCCAATAATGCCTATCCTATTTCAGGAGGAGGATTCAAGTACAAAAATGATGGACCCGCTTCGCTATTCTTTCAATCAGCGAGTGGGTCATTATACATTTTTACGGCTCCATCAGGCATCAAAGATGCAAACGCAACCTTCACCTCTCGTTTCTCGATCGACCTAGCTGGCAACATAACGGCTAAGCCTTTTGCGTCTCCCGGCATATCCCCTACGACATCTGCCAGCGTAGGAATGGGTACTTCTCCTTCATCGATCATCACGAACGCTACGACTTACGGAGGTGGAGAGATCTACTTTACTACTGGCACTACTCCTTCCGTAGGTAAGATAATGACTTACACCTTCAATGTAACTTTAAATCAGACTCCTCACATATCTCTAGCAGCCTATAGCGATGCCGCAGCTACGGATTTTAGCAGGTACCGGGTTAAGAACATTACGACTACTGGGTTTGAAATCTGGGCTGTAACTGCCCTACAGCAGAATACTGAATACGCCTTTACATTCACTATGACTCAATAGATTATGGGAGCTATCAATCGAAACGGAATATTATATGAGTTAGCCAAGCGGGTAATCACGCCTGCTGTAGCTGAAGTACCAGGTACGTTTAATCCAGCGTCTGGTCAATTTGAGGGAGGTTCACCTGCTGTACCTGCTGTCACAGAAGAGTACGAAACTGGTGTGCAATGTGGTATCGAGGTTGAAATAGACCCAAACCCGCTCATTACCATTCCGCACACACGAACCGCTAAACTGGTCGAATCGCGGGATGAAGAGGATCTGCATAAGCTGGTCACGATTCGGATCGTGTATTACGATTTGGATGGAGTTCCCATGCTCGAATCCATACGTAATAACGAAGCTCTGAGTGTGGATGCAAAAACATATCAGTCTACGCTATTTGCCTCCTACCAGCTGGCTCCCAAGTCAACAAGAGGGAGCTACATGATGCCCTCAACGCTGGAAATCGTCTATCCTGACGAATCAGGCAACTATCCAGAAGGGGCCATTCCTGAAATACTGCTCTATCAAAACGTAACCGATGCGCAGGTGCAGGCTATGGGCATTGTACCAGCTGGTGTGGTTTCTTCCCAACAACGAGTGTATGCCATGACCATCGTCGGTATTCGCGCTATTGTAGCCAGGGCAGGTATTTAATCAAGCATGGTAACACAAAGCCTCGTCCAGCCAGTAGCTAGACGAGGTCCCGGAATTCAGCTTTTAATGAAAGCCTTAAGTTACCGAAACTATCATTAGAACAATATTTCATATCTAAAAATGATAGATAAAGTGAGCTACAAATTGATTATCTGGCAACAAAAATCCCTACTAGCATGGCCAGAAGGGATTTTTACACTAAAAGTCTCTATCAAAAGCTCAAGTTACCGAGAATTACAATTCGACAATATATTCTAAAACCGTAACTCAATCGACCTGTGAACGAAACCCCTTTCATCGATTCAATACCGGGCGACGCTCTAATTTTTTTGTGCCTGATCGCTGGTAGCCTCGCTCGGTTGACCCGAAATGAGTCGATTGGGGCAATGGCCGCTCTCAAAGAATTTTACTGGTCGCTCATTGTTGGTGCTGCTATTACCGGCTGTGTCATCTATCAGGCGGAATGGCACATGAAAACAGCCTGGTGGGTTGCTCTGGCGGCTCCGCTGGCCAGCAGCTTAATTGTCGAAATCTTGATTGCCAAAGGCGATGAAATTAAGAAAATGCCAATCAAGGAATTGCTTCCATTCATTTTGGATGAAATACAAAAACGCTTTTCAAAAACCACCGTAAAACCGTAAAACCATGAAAGTACTGACCATCGTTATTCTGTTTCTGGCCATGAACGCCAGCGTTGTGTTTTTAGCGGCTCTGCATAAAGTCCCAAAACTGGTTCGCCTATCCGTAGCAGGCATTGCAGCATCGTTTGGATTAACCCTGCTCCTGGTCTGGAAATGGTCTATTCATTCCAACTATGGGATCATTGCCCTCGGTTTGTCAATTACACTAGCCGCAGCCACCGGCTTTCGCCATACCCATAAGGCCGTCATGACACGGGATGAGCGGGTAAAACTGATTCGTGAATACGCGATCGGTGTCGTGATTACGTCGGTAGCCGCCGTACTGGCCACAGCGTTGATCCTCCAGCTGAACGAACCGGCAGCCGCTGCTCCAGTGGACGCAACGCAGGCGCCTACCTCAACAACCGTTGCGATCGGGGATAGTACGCAGAAAGCAATTGATCAGTTTAACGCCCTGTCGAAATGAAACGCGAACGACTCTTATTGACTATAGTCAATATCCTGCTGTTTTGCGCTGGTATGCTGCTTTGTCAGATGGCTCAAGGGCAGTCTACAATACCTATGTACGCCAATCAGGATCCTGGCTACTGGTATAATCTGTATCAGGAAGAACAAGCTAGGGCCAACGGTTTAGAGGTTTCTGGAAAAACTTCCATCGATGGATTGAAAGCCAGTCTGAGTGCCGCGAATGATACCATTATAAAGCAGAATGCAACCCTAGTTCGACTCGTCAAAGAGCGCAATGGGCAGACTGATCGAGCCGTGAAAGCTGAAATCGCATTAAAACCGGTTAGGGACGAACTCGCCAAATATGAAGGCAAAACCAATGCGGGAAAAGCTATCCGAAAGGTAAGTAACGCTTTGACGTACATAGGGGGCGGAACTGTTCTGTTTTTCGCCATTAAAGCAGCTGTACCATGAAAGCACTAACAGTCGATATGCTGGTCCGGTGCGGGGCTATCCGCACAGGAGCCGAGAAGTACGTCGAACTATTGAACGAACTACTTCCCTATTACAAGATCACAACACATTTACGTTTATCCCATTTTCTGGGGCAAGTGCTGCATGAATGCGACTCGATGAAAACCGCTGAAGAATATGCGTCAGGGGCAGCCTACGAAGGTAGAATGGATCTGGGTAACACCGAACCGGGCGACGGGATTCGCTTCAAAGGTCGGGGGCTGATTCAGTTAACCGGCCGGAAGAACTACACGGCGTTTGCGAATAAATTCAACATTGACTGCGTGAACCATCCTGAACTGATTGCTTCACCTCGCTGGGCAGTAGCTTCAGCGCTGAACTTCTGGAACGTCAATAAACTGAATGGCTGGGCCGACTTCGACCGGGTCTGGGAAATCAGCTGTATCATCAATATTGGCCATGTGCCGAAACCAGACGAAAAACGGCAGTTGCCAAACGGATGGAAAGAACGGCAGCAATGCCTTGGACGCTGTAAAGTCGTTTTGCAGAAATTGTTTGTGTAA